ATTGTCATAGTGGTTGCACCATAGGGGTGATTAGCGAGTCCTGATATAGTGATGCCTGCCACAGTGGAGTTATATTCAGAGTTCCTTCGGCACTTGATTTCGATGGTCGTGTCGTTGACTTCTGATATTTTGATTTTCATTGCATTGGCGAGTGGTGTGATTGCTTCGACCAGGTGACCTTTAACGATAGTTGGGTATATTTCGTTAGGTGTTAAGCCTTGAGCTTTGAGTGCTCTTGCTGTGTGTAATAGGTGAGCGTATGACATTGTGTTCTCCTTAGAGAGTGTGGTTGGTTAAGCGTTAAGCTTGATATAAGATATATACCACTATTTAACGTAGGTCAACCCATAAATATAAAAATATTTTTTATTTAGTCTTTGTCCATTTCTTCAAAGCACTTTTCTTGATTGAAGTAGAGTGTTTCTGTGTATATGTCGAGTATGTGTTGTGCGTATGTATATTCAGAGCGACCTCTTTTGCATTTACCTTTTAGTCCTCTATTGTACTGGGCTAATGCTTTGCACTTTTTTTGGTTATTGAGGTCTAGGAATTTCTTTAATGCGCCTATGCCTGCTTTGATGTAGTCGCATTTCCCTTCTTTTGGGCAGTGATATTGAGGGAGTACGCCTAGTGGTCCTTGTGCACCTTTTGATGATGTAAGGTTCTCGAATCTTGTTTCATTGTATGCGACTACGATAGCTAAGAGTGGGTCTACACTTTGTCTTTTAGCTTCTTTAGCGACTTGTTTACAGATTGCCATACGGTTTGGAATGGATTTAGATATTTTGTTTTGGTAGGAGATGGAGGCATCAGGTGACATGATATTCATCATGACAATCCAGCATATATTTGTGATATTCATATTGCTTCTTTAACTGTGATTTCTGTTCTTGGTGGGTGATTGCGTTCAGCGTAGTATTTGTATGCGTGAATGGTGCATACCTGGGCATCATCTTGTAGTGTTTTGTTTAGAGCATCTAGTACTGCTTTTATGATGTTATCGAGGTCGGGTCGTTTAGTATGTTTGATAAGTCCATCGGGGTATTTCTTTGGCATGAGCCTTTGTGGTCTTGGGAATATTGCGTTGAGTGTGACTTCTATAGGGCCTTGTATATCTTGTTCTTTGATGAGTGCTTTTAGTGCGTTCTCGTAATCTTTAGTACGTTTGGGTGTGTATGCACGACCGTTGCCAAATCGTGGTCTACCTTTGGGTACAGGAGTACCTTCAAGAGTGATGGTAATGGGTTTCATTCTCTTTCCCACCTACGCACTCCCCAATACTGCCCACCATTCGCTTTGTCGTCATCTAGGTAAACGATGGAGTACTTATTCGTGTTAATGAAAGCGGTAGCAGCGTGAAAACAGTCAAAGCTTGCGATTTGTTCTTTGTCTTTTGTGTCTGGATTATAAAGAGTGACCCATGTGTAAGGTCGATCAGGTCTTGTGTCTTTGATTATGACTTCTCTCATGGTTTAACTCTTTTTCTAACGATATAGAGGGCTTGTTTTGGTCCACCCTTTTTGATCATTATTTGTTTGTTCGTTTTGGAGAACTGAGTGCCATATCCTTTGGTTAGCCAAAGGTCTACTTCAGCTTTTGCTTCTGTATAGTTGGGGGTTATTAATTGAACTTCCCAGGGGGTTGATTGTTTCATTTTTTTCCTTTTCGGTGCGTACACAATGATTTGTCTATAACACTCAAATAAGATATGTTCAACCGTTATTTGATCTAGGCTTTGTCTAGGTTATAATGTTTATATATAGAGAATAAACTTACTAGGAGCTAGAGATGAATGTTAATACAGACGTGATTTTTAAGGCAATGAGCGTAGGGCTGTTGCCTGCTATGTTATGGGTCAACTCTCAATCGGTAGATATTGCTTTATTAAAGAGCGAGCTTAACTCTAGTAACAATAGGATAGACAAGGTTGAGGCTCAACAGCAGAAGATCTTAGAGGGTGTTAAAGAGAACCAAATAGCTCTTAAAAGTATGGTAGTTACTATGAACTTTATGAAAGATTTACTAACGGATATTAAAAATGCTAGGTATAAAAATGATAAGTAGTTTTTGGCGAGGGTTAGCATTAGTAGTCGTTTGGATAGTATGTGCTTTCATATATCAATCTTTGTTTCATACGTATAACTATCAAAAGTCGGTAGCGAGTACTATAGAGACTACCCCTATGAAGTCGGCTAAACGTGTGGTAAGACGTAAGCGTAAGATGAAGCGTAAGCGTAAACGTAAGAAGCCCTATCTACTAGAGGTTCGAGTAAGAGACTCGGATATGGGTGTAGATATACATCAGATAGAGAAAGAGTTTAATCAGATGAGTGTAGAGCTTATTGAGTTAAAGATTAGCCAAGGGATTCCCAATGGAAATAAATGATTATCAAAACAAAGCGAGAGAGACTGCTTTATATCCTGTAGACCAAGGTATCACTTACTGCACTTTAGGTTTAGCGGGTGAGGCTGGTGAGGTTGCAGATAAGGTTAAAAAGATTATTAGAGATAAGGGTGGTGTAGTAAGCCCGAAGGATAGAGAAGAGCTTGCTAAAGAGTTGGGGGATGTATTTTGGTACTTAGCTAATTTAAGCTTTGAGTTAAACTTAGCTTTAGACTTTGTAGCTAAGAAGAATATTGAGAAGTTATCTAGTCGTAAACAAAGAGGTGTGATTACAGGCGAGGGGGATAATAGGTAATGCGAGTAGAAAAAAAGAGGGCAGATGGTATAAAGGTTGTTCATGGTGGTGGTGAGTTAGCTATCACAGATAGGGAGCTTGATCTGAGTATAGCACTTCCATCTTTGGGTAAGTCTTTTACAGAAGATCACTTATTGGCTATTGAGGCTGCTTTAGAGGATCATGAGGATATGGTGTTTCCTATTGTCTCTATAACTAGAGTAGATGCTATTTTTGCTCGACTAGACATGGGCGGTTATTGGTCATCTTGGGTAGTTGGTGAGACATTAGAGGACGTTATGGAGCAGCTGGATGATTTGTATGGTGTATATGATGACTACTTGTGAGATTGACGCTCTTCAATTTCAGTTTGAAGATAGAATATTGCTTTACGAAGGTCTTCGATCTCCTTTTCGGGGTCTTTTATCCCTGCTCTGCAAATATATTTAACTGCATTTCCTAGTGCGAAGTTTAAATCCCAAGCTTTTATGACATTAATCGCTTCGTATGTACCTGGTCGGTAATGGTCGGGATGTGTGACTGATGCGTCATAATTTACTTGTTCTGATTTTTTATCATCGTCAGAAAAAGTTTTTGAAAACTTTTTATAGGGGGTTGGGTCTGCGATTAATTCTTTTACGAAGTCTTCTTTTAAACTCATGTTAGTAGTCGTTCCTTTTTTGGTGTCTGCCTTATATAGTATATATATATAAGATTAAGTATATATAAGATCAGTTAGTCTCATTCACAAGACTAAGAACACATAATAGGTCTAGGATAATAATCGTGGCGATAAAACCAACCACTTCAAAATCTAATGGTAAGCTTTCTAAGATACTCACAAGTCGATACTCCTATTTAGGCAGGGGGTAGAAAGTTGTTATTACAGAAAAAAACAAGAGGCAGGAAGCCTAAGTTACCAAATCATATACTCAGTAGATCTGAGTTGCTTGATATAGCAGAGAAGTGTTTTCAGTTCTGTATTGAGGCTACAGGTATACAGTTATATTCATACCAGGAGGAGTTTGCTAGGCGTATATGCCAGTCTATTATACTTGAGGATGGAGAAGAGATAACCGCTTTATTCGCCAGGCAGTCGGGTAAAACTGAATCTGTTTCTGTGGTGGTGGTAGGTTTATCAGTAATTTTACCGACTCTTGCTAAGACTGAAGGTCTTAAAGAAGATGATCGTATAAACAAGTTTAAACGAGGGCTTTGGGTTGGTATATTTGCACCTAACTATGAGTTAGCGGGCGTTATGCATAGTAGGATGGCTAATCGTATGCAATCTGAGACTATGATGCAGGTATTAAAAGATCCTGAGCTTGGGATAGATCTTCAAGGTGGGCGTAAGGTGCTTAGGTTACCTAATGGTAGTTTTGTGGATGCTAATAGTGCAGGGCCACAGGCTAATATTGAGGGTAAGACTTACCATTTAATTATATGTGAAGAGACTCAGGATATATCTAACTACAAGATACGTAAGTCGATACACCCAATGGGTGCTAGTACTAATGCGACTATGATTAAGATTGGTACGCCTAATCAACAGAAGAATGAGTTCTTTGATGCTTGTGATCGTAACCGAAAGAAGACCACCACTTTAGGTAAAGATGAGTTACCTTGTCACTTTCAGTATGACTATGAGCACCCCGCTAGACATAACCCAAGATACCGCTCTTATATTGAGAAAGAGATAGAGCGATTAGGGTATGAATCCGATGAATTTAGGATGTCATATCGTTTACATTGGATGTTAGAGAGGGGACACTTTATAGCCCCTGAGATCTTCGATGCGTGTGGTATCAAGAAGACCAATAAATTAAGGGTTAAGAAAAAGGGCAAGTATGTACACTTCAAGCGCAATGACAGTCATTACTATAATGACAGTACTACTGATAACATGGTTGCGTCTATAGATATAGGTCGTTCCAATGACTCTACGGTGGTGACTATTGCCAAGGTTTGGTGGGAAAATCCTATCATGTTTGCAGGCGAGGATCGTTATCATATTCACATTGTGAATTGGTTGGAAATCCAAGGGGATGATCATGAAACACAATATCCACAGATATTACAGTTCTTAGGTAATTACAATATAGGAACTATAGTAGTAGACGCTACAGGTCGTGGTGATCCTATTTTTGATCGTTTAAAGGCAGACCTATATGAGGATGGAATAACGGTACAGCCCTTTATTTTCAGTCAAAGAACAAAGCATGAGGGTTACACTATTCTCTATCAAGAGATAAAGGTTCAGAGATTAACTTACCCTGCAAGTGATCACGCTCGCGCTTATAAGCGGTGGCAAAGATTTGTTAGAGAGATGTATGACCTTCAAAAAGATTGGAGGGGTAAATACATGGATGTTAAAGCCCCTACTGGTAAAAGAAAATCGGGTTCAGAAGGGCACGATGATTACAGCGACTCTTTAATGATGTTATGTTATTTAGTAAACAGGAAGATGATAGCTGCCGAGACTGCGGATAACCCATTTTTGGGTAGTGCTGTTGGCGATACACGTAGAAGGTATTCAGCTCAAATAAAGGGTGGTAGATCTAGGAGGAAATTTGATGGTTGGTGAACAATTAACAGTCGAACAAATTAGTGAGTTAAGTGGTTACTCTTTAAGGGTTGTAAAAAAAGCCCTTTCTAAAGGTGACTTATTGGACAGATCTCTACCTTGTGTAGGAGAGTGGCTAAAATCTTCAATACAGACTAAAATGGGCACAACGAAGACTCGCACAGGCATACGCAAGGACAGAGAACCAATTGTCCATAGAAAATGGGATTGAGGTGACATATGGCACTACTTAGCAGAGGGATTATCGCAGGAACACCTTATGGTAGTTCTGATACTAATGTATATCAGTTAGTTACTTCTACAGAGCTAGAACACTCTTCGAGACTGAAGAGATATAGAGAACAGATGAGGTTCTATAAAGGGCAGCATTGGGATCACACTAGGGATATTAATGAACCCTTTGTGACAATGAACTATTGTCGTAGATTTGTGGATGCTAATGTCAACTTCTTAATGAAGGGTGGTTTCACAGTTACTATACCTGATGACCCTGCCACTCCTAATAAAGAGGATGAAGACAGAGAGTTTGTTAGACTGAAGTTAGAAGATACCTGGGCTAAGAATCGTAGAGAGCTTGTCGCTTTTGAGATGGCTCAGATGGGGGCTATCACAGGAGATGTTTTTGTAAGGGTATCTTGGGAGGACTCAGATCCTATTGAAGGGCCTTATGCTAGGGTAGATGTATTACCAAGTCAGTATGTGTTCCCATCTTTTGGTGGTCCACATGGTGTTGACCGAAAAAAGGTTAACTCAGTATTAGTTTTGTTTCCTAGATTTAAGAATGGAGACTCTTCTTCTACTAATCGTTTTGGGGATATTCCTTCAAAAAATGTAGAGTGGTATGGAGAGAGATGGTTTCCTAATAAAGTTATTGAGTATTCACCGCATGGTGGTGAAACAGAGCGACCTAACCCATTAGGTGAAATCCCTATTGTACATATACCTAACTACCCTATAGCTGGAGAGTTCTATGGTAGGAGTGACTTAGCTGATATTATACAGTTACAAAGGGAGTACAACGAGAAGGCTACTGATATCTCTGACGTGATCAACTATCATGGTAGTCCTGTAACGATTGTTAAGGGTGCGAAGCTTACACAATTAGAGCGTGGTGCTAATAGGATGTGGGGTTTACCTGAAAATGCTTCCGTAGAAAACTTAGCACTCAATGGTGAGCTTAGTCCTTCGATGGATTATTTAGATCGTATTAAGAAAGCTATGCATGAGATAGGTGGTGTGCCTGAGATTGCTTTAACGAGTAATCTTAATAATCGTGAAACAGGTGCTTCTGTATCTATGCGTTATATGCCTATGTTAGAGGCTAGGCAAGTTAAGGTTCAGACATATGGGGCAGGGTTACGTTTAATTAATCGTCTGATTATGAAGATTACTTCTATTGCAAGTAATGAATTTGGTCGTGAATTTGAGAAGCTGAATGATACTAATAAGTATCGTAATGATATTATTTTCCCATCTCCTTTACCTAGGGATGAGAGTATCGAGCTTGATAGAGCTATGAAGCGTTTAGATGTTGGTTTATCTTCAAAGAGACATGAGATGCAGAAGATGGGGCTTTCTCAACGAGAAATTGAAAAGATTAATCATGATATTGAGGAAGAGAGAGAGCAGTTAGCGGAGCTAGAGTTTTCTATTGGGCAAAAGTTTATGGATGACACAGATACTTTAGAGGAGGTTTCGCTTGGTTTAGTAGATAAGCCAAAAGAGCGCAGTGGTAACCCTAATCCAAAAAGACCTAACCCTGACTCTGTTGGTGAGTCTATCTCTAATACTAAGGTATCGGAGATGATGGATGGCTAGGAAGAAGTTTAGTACTCAACCCACTAAGAGCGGTGGGGGTATTGTATCTAATCAGCACGTTGTAAAAACGGTGGGTGGCGGTTCTATGACCGTTGTTGCCCAACCTTTACGTGTTAAAAAGGGTGAGAAAGACCCTGAGATTAAGGATGCAAAAAGGCGAATACTAAATAGATTACCGACTCAAGAGGGTAAGGTACGTACTCTAATGTTGAATGGTATTCAAAAGGCCGAGGTTGTCTTTATGAAATACGATAATAAGCGCAATAGAACGACCAGTGCTTTAAGACCTCCTGACAAGACTGCTTTAGCTAGGGATTTGGAAAGAGTGGTTAGGTCTACTGTACGAGAGGCGAGAGATCAGATATTAGAAAACTTAGAAGGCTCTGTTAAGACGTACTTGATCGGTTTAAGAAGAGGCTTACGTAATAAAGAAGATTTACCTATGTCTACTATTAATCAGTTGGCACGTAGAAAAGCTTTACAGGTTTATAATCAACCGAGCGGTAAAAGTGGTATGAACACAGCGCAGCGATTAGCAGGTGTTGGTGCAAGGATGGAGTCTGAGCTTAATAAGTTTTTAGACGTGGGTATGTTGAAGCGCATTAAGCAAAGACCTAACCTTAAAAGATCTCTAGTAGATCCAAAGGGTGCTAATAGGGCTTGTGTAGCGAAACAGATAGCTCGTATTAATAGAACAGAGCAGAACAGAGCTATGCACTCCGCTACTCTTGAAGCTATGCGCTCTGTTGGTGTTGATCTATTTTATTGGAGATTAAGTGCTAGCCACAAAGATTATGGGGGTAATGAAATTTGTGAAGTATTATCAGTCTCAACAGGAGGAGATGTAGAAAGTAGTTTGCCTCCAAATTCTACTGTGAGCCTTATAGGTTTATATACTAGTGCCTCAGTACCTGATTTGCCTCACCCTAACTGTATGTGCAGTTTAGAGCCAATTTTAGTTTGATTAAGTTTGTGCTATGATAGATAATCCCTATGGATATTTTATTTTCATTAACTATATTAGATTGGAGGGCTGTTATGCCTATGTACTCAGCTAATAGTGCAAAGCCAAGTAATGGTGCTGGTCAAGACGCTTCAACACGTAATCGTGGTATGAGCGATTACTTTGATGTCCGTAACCAACCAAACAAAGCAAAAGTCCAAGGTTCTCGTCTTGTTATGATGCAGAACGCTGCAGGACAGCACACTCGTAGAGCACCAAAAGTAGACATCCTTCGCTAATTAAATTAACCCGCACCTAACGATAAAAGGGCATATAGACATATGAGTGATACGACAAATACTACGCCAGCGAACATAGAAGAAAGTCAAGCGACCAACCCTACCCCTAATACCGAAAGCAATGTTGAATCAAAGTCTTCTGATGAAGTGTATACAAAAGATCAGTTAGATGAATTGCTTAACAAGGTAAGGCGAGAAGAAAAAGATAAGCTTTATAAGTCTATTGAGAAGACTAAAACAGAAGCGAAATCTATTCAAGCCGAGCGTGACCAGGTGCTAGATGATTTAAAGCTAGCGAAAGATAAACTTTCTACTTTACAGGACTCAAATATGAGTGACATTGAAAAGGTAAACAAGCAGATTGAGCTGATTGTTGAACAGAATGAACTTCTTAAAAAACAACTTGAGGCTGTCTCTCAGCAGGCAGAACAACGAGTTCGTCAAAGTGAAGTGAAAACTTATCGACAAAAACAGATTGATAAGAGCGGTTTACTCTTTCCCGAAATGGTACGTGGCGATACTCCAGAGGAGATTGACGCTTCCATTGAATTACTTTTAGACCGAGAGAAGTCAGTAAGAAGTCAGTTAGAAGATAAACTTCGGGGTGAAAGGGCGCAGGATGTCCCGCGCCCCATGTCACCTGAAATGAGTCAACCTAATGTAGCTTCTTCTGATCGTTATCGAGTCTCTAAGATGAGTCGTGACGAATACAGTGCGTATCGTCAAAAACTAATGGCGCAAGCCTTAGATTCAGTTCGCAGATAAAAATTAAATTTAACTTTTTAAGTTAGGAGTCAATTATGGCTATTTCAGGTACAAGTGATGCTGTCGCAGGTAATCCAGGTAATCAAATTGTAGGGCTTCCCGAAGCTTTACTAGACGTTTACAGTTTAGATATTCTACATAATGCACAAGGCATTATGCGTTTTGAAGAGTTTGCTGTTCGTAAACAAGAGCTTCTCGCAGGCCCTGGTGAAGTTGTTAAGTTTACTACTTATGACGATCTCACTAGAGGTGG